GTTTTACGAGGTTCGTAATTGACATGAGTCATATTCTCCTTTAACCACTCTATATTAGTATTAGTTAATGCAGGGTCGTATGAACCATCTATTGTTTGGAATGAGTCTAAAGAGACATCTGATTCCATTATTGACTTTTGTTTGATATACACTTGTTTCTTTTCTTTCTGTATCCTTCGTAAGAAAGCGTAGTAACATATCTGAGTAACGTATGCAAATGCATTTGAGGACTTTTCTATGTTAAAGTTTCCAAGATATTGTATGCAGTTTTCTATCGCATCACATATCATTTCATCTCTATAAGTGTAGTTGATGAAGTTTGGTCTTGTAGATAATCGAGTCGCAATTTTATATACGCACTCTCCTATGTACTCTGACATTCTAGGTGGAGTTTTCCCTGCTGATTCTGCCTCTTTAATTTGTGTTACATACTCGGCAACAGCAGCTGTAAAGTCCTTATTATTAACGTAATGTTCAGGATTCTTTTTTGTTTTCATGACTCTATTATACGTTGAAAAGGTGTATTCTGTAAGGGGTTTTTCAATAAAATATTTTTTTTATTTTTTTCAAAAAACCACTAGACAAGGGCAAAATCCATGATAAAATGAATATGTCCCAAGGGGGATATTAGCTAATAAGGGATATACGCACCTGAGATTACAATCGGTTGTTCTATATCTCGACCTCTCCCAATCTTATCTATAACACCCCATAACATCATTCCCATACACAATATTAATGTTGTACCTATTATATAGTGTCCGTATTTCATGAGAATAACCACTGGTTGAGAGTCATAATTAGTGCCATAAATCCGAGTGCAGATATTTGGACAACAGTTGCGATTGCGACAATACTAAGTTGACGGTCACCCCACCATTTTAGTTCGGTTTCGTACCAGTCTTCCACCTGTTCGGGTGTCGCATCACTTGGTTTGAATACAAATTCTAATTGTTGTTCGTACCCACAAGTGACGTTTGCACAATCGTCCACTGCAGAAGGCAACGGTCTTTTCCAAGCGTCCGTTTTCATCCTGTTATCGAGATAATGGAGACCATGAAGATAGTCATTAATGTGGCTATCTCCAAGTGGTCTCGAAGTTTGTTTTGGTTTTTCAATTTAGTACCCCGCTAGGGAAAAGTACATAATCAAAAAAGGTAAAGCGAATGGAAGAAGCATTAGTACTAGAAATTCGATAGTGTCACAAATCTTGCACATAGTTTTATTTGATACAAGTTCTGTAACTTCTCTAGCTTTTCGCACCATGTTCTTCGCAATATCTATAATTGCTGTGGTCATGGTTTTCCTAAAATAAGTTAAAGTTATAATATAATATTCATTCAGTCAATGAACATTTCGCATTTATTTAGTAAGTTTGAAAGTCTAATGAATTATTTTTTTCTCATCAGGTGCTACATGAAAGTAGTCTTCTTGAAGTGTGTCCTCTTCTAATTGTGCGAGTTCCTCATCAGACAAAGTGTTTAACATTTCGTCCACTCTTTCTTTAAGGAATTCTTTTGCAGAAGGTAATTGGTTGGTCAATGGAATAGTTCCGTCTTCAACCATACTTAACCACTTCGCAGAAGCCTCATCATAAAAGGGAATAAATTGGTCATTCATATTACTAGTATGCATAACACTTTCTCTTCCTATTGTAAGGATAGAATCATTCCCAAGTGGGTTGTAAGGTATAAACGTTGCAAGAGTATTTGTTGCAGATATTTTAGTCAACTGACAAATCATAGGTAAAGTGACTTCTATAGTGTTCTCTTTATAAGACACCATTCCACATAACTCTTGTCCAGTTTTAAGTTTGATTACTTGATATTTCATTTTAGTTCGAACTGCTTGATTTCATAGTTAAATCCTTCTTCGTTGTATATATTTATACGGTCTTTACAGTGATTGAGAGTATAATTCGTACCCCCTATGTCGTCAGCAATATCGAACAATCGCATTCTATTTTTATCTTTTCCCTTCCTGAGTCCTCTACCAATAGACTGTAGATTTCTTATTCTAGATTTAGAAGGACTTGCGAAAATTATATTGTCAATCTTTTTTATGTTTACACCAGTAGAAAAAGTTCCGTACGATGCAAGTATAACATTTTCGTCACTTCCTTCTACTATAGTTCTTACGTCTTCTCTATCAGTAACGTCTGTACCACCGAAAACGTAGTGTAGTTTGTCCCCTAGTCTTTTAAACATTTTACCATGTAATACTTCACCATGTTTTTTAACATACTGGAATAGTACAAGTGTGTTTCCTTTTAAACTATAAACTAGATTACATATAAATTCATTCCTACTATCATTCGATACCAAGTAATCCATTTCTTCTTGATAGGTAGGTAGTTTAACTTTCTTATGTTTTAGAATAAGAATGTCTATGTCTAGGTTTGCAATCGTTCCCTCTTCCATTAAGTCTACAGTCGTTGTAACTTTTTTGACTGGCCCAAATAATCCTTCCAGTTGTAATCTATGAACTTCGGTTCCGTCAAGTGTACCAGTAGTACCAAAACGAATCGCAGTGTTTTTCATTTTTTCAAGGATTCCTTTGAGGACGTTTGCTTTGAAGAGGTGTGCTTCGTCTCCGAAGACAACTTCGAAAGATTCCATGACATTTTTAGGCGCCTTACTAAATGACTGCCATGTAGTGATGGTGATGTCCGAATCAAATACAGGCTGACCCGAATAAATTTTACAAATCTCTTTATCATATCCATAATCTTTAAAATCCTTTGTCATTTGTTCTACTAGTGAAGTAGTAGGAACTATAATAACAGTTTTCTTGTTGTAGTATCTTGCGAGTAGATATATGATTAATGATTTACCACTTGCAGTAGGTGAAAGTAATAGTTGTCTTCCATACTGTATTGCAGTATTGAATGCATCTATCTGATAATCTCTAGGTTCGAATGGAAGTTTTAAATCTGCCAACCATGACTGACTACACTTGTCTCTTTGTTTTGTTCCAAGTACTTCTTCAACACCTTCAAATTCATATCCCCTTTCCCTGCAGAACTCGTCAACATATGGAAGTAATCCGATATAGATTTTATGTGTTTTAATAGAGAATAGGTATACCTTACCGTCCCACATTCTATTTTTATAGGAAGGCATAAACTTTGCGTTTGGTACTTTAAAAGAAAAGAATTCGAAGAGTTCCTTTGCAAGTCCATCGTCACAATCGACTTTAAGGAACACTTCATTTATTTTCGAGACTCTAACAACATCAGACATAAGGTTTTCCACTAAACCAACATACTAATGATTTTCTAGTTCCTCTTAGTACTGGTGTTACTTGATGATATAGAAATGAAGGGAATACCACAACACTTCCAATACTTTTTGCAGAAAAAGATAATGTCTTAACTGCATCGGTCATGTCTATATTAGAAACATTTGTAAACATTTTATCAAACTGTTGGTGAGGTTCTAACCACTGAAAGTGACCACCCTCGTAATCGTCTTGGTCTGATAACTGTACGGTCATACTTAATTTTCTATGACAACCGTTAGAATATAAAAATGGGCCTGAATCTGTATGCCAAGTATAGAAGTCTCCTTGTCTTTGTTTCTGTTCATTGTAAACAGTATACTGAGGATTCTCCATATAATCCCACGCATGATTCCATTCGCATTGTTCATTTGCAATGTCTATTGCCTGATATAGTTTGTTTTCTATATGTTTAGGCATATGATTCTGTTCCATTAGAAACCATTTTATCTGAGAACTACGAATGTTGTGGTCTTCCGTTCCACCCTCTTGTTCTGAATCTTCATCTGCAGGTGTCCCTACTTGACCAGCGTGCCATGGTAAGACATCAGATGCAGTGATTAGTTCTTGGATTTCTTGTCTTGTAAAAAACTCAGGTGCTTGCCACACATAATTTTTCAATATCATTTTAGTTACCTGCCATGAATTTTCTCCAATCGATTGTATTCTTAATCGTTTGGTGTCTCCATGTAATGTTTTGTAAACACTCTCTTAAAAAATCTATAGTTACTTTCAGGTATTCTACTTTTGCACTCATATCCTGAAGGTCTTTATCTGCATTGAAGAAGTGGTGCATTTCATTTTTCATAACTCTTACACCGTCTAATGCATCAGGTTTCCACCCATATTCTTTTATGGTCTCATCATCTAATTTACCATTATACCATAACCACTTATCTCTAAGTAATGTATCGTATTTCATTTGGTATTGTTTTTGGACTAGTAACTTACTAGAAAGTAAGTCTAGATATTTTGCGTGTAGTTTGGGAACTTCTAAGGAAGATTTATCTAATTCAATATCATCGATTTCACAATCGGATTCCCACATCAATTTAATTTCATCTAAGTTCATAATATACCATTATACCACAATATAGTAGTATTTATAAGGGGTTTTAGGACTTGGTTCCTATCTCGTAATAGTTGAATCTGAACTGAACATCACAAGTAACAGGAGCTGTTTCTGCACCTGATTGTAATTCTAATGCACCTAAACTTATAGGAAATGCATCATAAAACTTGAAAAATCTGTTTGGTATGTTCTTGTTGGTATTGGTTACAAGTGTAATCTGAGAGGTAGTTTTTAGGTTATCTCCGTCCATTCCTGATACACTTAGTGTATTCTTCTGACTTCCAGTTAACGAAGCAAAATCATCGCTATCCTTGACTGGAACAATTCCCATCATCCAATCATACATTTCTTGATAATTTGATAAATCTTCGTCTACTAAAAATGATACATTCAGTGTTTCATATTCAACTTTATCACCATGAAAATATGCATCGACTCCTGCACCTACTGGTAAAACAGTTTCTTGGAATGATAAGCCTGGAATATTTACTGTCTGAACATAGTATTCTACTGTTGGAACTTTGTCTATTAACAGACGAAAATTGTTTTTATTCAGTATTGATTTATTAATCTCAGTCGTCATTTACTTTACATATCCTTCGTGAAGAAGAGGTATCGAAATAGTCTCCATCTCGATACTCTCTTACTGTAGTTTTTTCACATAGATAACCGTCTTCTTTGAATAAAGTAATAGTTTTTCTACTGATTACATCTGTAGTTTCTTCTCCATTAGGAAAGTTTTCCCTTTCCCATGGCCCTTCCAATACTTTAACATTTTTGTGCATAGTTATCTCCGTGTATTACTATTTAGGTTATTTCTCTGTCACAAACTCATTTAGTTGTCTTGCAACTCTAATAACCTCTTCACCAGTGATTTCTCTTAAAGGTAATGGTTTCTTATCATTAGGGAATGAATCGTTGTGTGCATAGATAGCGTCAACTTCTCTTTGATAATTACTGGTTAAAATACCCTCTGCTTGGGATAATAAGTCGGCTCTGATTTCGAACCCTGATTTAGAATTACTCATAATTTTCTCCTGTGTGTATGTGTAATGTACTTAATTGTACCTTATATTTAGTACGCTAAAAAAGTGCTAAAAACAGTTGACAATGGGTTGCATTTTTTCGTATAATAGAACCATGGAAAAACAAACTATAATTTTTGACGTTGACGGAACTATCGCTGATGTAGAGCATAGAAGACATTTCGTTGTTCAAAGACCTGCAGACTGGAAGTCATTTAAAGAAGAAACTATAAATGATACTCCTGTTGAATGGGTTTGCGACCTTGCAAAAAGACATATTGCAAGGGGTGACGATGTTGCGTTCTTTTCTGCGAGAAATGAGTCACAAAGAGACGTTACTGAGAAACAGATTTCTGAGTGGATTGGTGACGGTCATAAAGGTTTGTTTTTAAGACCTGATGGTGATTTTAGACCCGATGAAGAATTCAAATCTGACCTTGCAGATAAATTCGAAGAGTTCGGTGGAAAAATCGACATTGTCTTTGACGATAGAAACAAAGTTGTTGATATGTGGAGACAAAGAGGAACCACTTGTGTTCAAGTCGCCGAAGGAGATTTTTAAGTTGACAAATTCGGGGTTCACTACCCTGCCTGAAAAATGGAGACAAAAACTTATTAGTGATAGGTGAGTTAAAGAGAGTCAACTAGAGACCCCAAGTTACCTGCTGAAGAGCTAGAAGGACTTGGGGTTTCGCTTATCTGAGACAAAAAAAACCCCTCGAAGTGAGGGGTTTTATAAAGTTAGTTAAAACTTTTTTGATTTACAGAATGTTAGAAACTGCAAATTTTCTGTAGTACTGGTTAGTACCTGCAGATGCAAGACCATCTGAAGGTGTAGCACCTACGAATGGGTTACTTACCATACCATATCTAGTTTTGAAACCGATTTTTGGTTGGAAAGTGTTCTCACCAACTGCACGAACCATTTGTAATGGAACGTAAGGGCAATAGAACATACCTGCATCATAAGGGTTAGTTCCTCTGTAACCTACAGTTAAGTAATCAACACCAGCATATGGGTCAATGTATACTTTAACTCTTCCGTTAAGAACACCTGCGAATGTGTTTCCAGTGTCATCAACGTTTAGGTTAGTAGAAAGAGCAGGAGCGTAATCTAATACACCAGCCATTGACAATGCAGAAGCTACGTCTGAAGAACAAAGGATAAAGTTACCTTTTCCTCGTCTTGTTTCTTTAGCGATTGCGTTGCTTTCTCTTTCGATTTGGAATAACAACCCTTTAAATTTCTCAACTGACCAACGTCCGTTAGCGTCAACATCTAGGTTAAATGTACCTGCAGAAGCTGTTGCAGCTGCACCAGTTTTTGCTTGTATGTTAACGTTTCTTACAACTTCTCTGTTGATTTCAGCAAGAATTTCAGAACTTAGAATATTTGCTAATTCTGATTCTGCATCAAGACCGTGGATTGCTTTAAGGTCTTGTGCAAGTTCGAGTGTGTACTCAGCTTTTAATGCTCTTGACTTAGCAGTAACAGTAGCTTTCTCGATTGAGAAACCCATTTGAGCAAAACCGTTAGAAGCTTCAACATCACCTAGTGCTTCTGCACTAGCTGTTGACATACCTTCACCAGTGTCAGTCGCATAGTTCCCGTTAAATGGGTCTTGGTTCTGAGCAGCAAGTGGGCCTGCAGCTGTTGGGTTAGCTCCGCCTGAGTAATCAGAATGTACTTCGTCAATACCCATAGCTTCGGTTTTAGCTAATCTTGTTCCTGAAGGATAATCATTATATCTTGCTTTCATAGCAAAGATTAATCCTGTAGGGCCAGTCATTGGTTGAACTCCACAAATGTCGTATGCAACGAGATTTGGCATAGCACGTCTAACTAATGAGATTAATATAGGATCCCAGTTAGAAATACCTGTTCCAGTAGCATTTAAAGGTGCAGCTTCTTGCAAGTTCTGCTCTTGTAGAGCTTTCTCTTGGTTTTCAAGAATTACTGCAGTAACAGCACGCTTGTAGTTATCCTCGATTTTTGGTAAATCGGAATGTTCTAGAATCGGTTGCCACTTTTCTTGTAAGTTTTCTGATAAAAACATTTTCTTTTTCCTTTAAATTAAAACTTATCCCAATGGGTTAAGTTTGGTTATTGCAGACGAATACTTCTCCATTTCAGCACTTACTACTTTCTCAGTTTCTTCAACTTCGAATTCATTTGCACCTTCTTGGATATTAGTTTCCGCCTCTACTTTCTCACCGTCTACTTTGAAGTATGCTTCTTTGAGTTCAGAAACCTTCTCAGCGAAGTCTTCTGTATCTTTGAAATCTACTCCTTCAGCAAGTGAAGAAAGTTTCTCTTTTTGAGTATCAGTCAAATCTTTCGATGCTTCTGATACAACATTTTGTCTTTTGAGACCGTCTAACTCTTCAGTGATTGCCATGTTATTAGACACTTCACCGTCAAGTTTTGCTTCCATCTCTTCAAGACGATTTGCGAGTTCGTCAATAACATCGTACTTATCTTCAGGGACATCAACGTAGTGTTCTACGAACAATGTTTTAAGTCCTTCGATGAAGTTCTCAGTCATTTCTGACCTCAAACCACGTTCGATTGCGAGTTCGTTTTCTTTCGTCCACTCTTCTGCACAATATGTTAAGTACTTGTCAACTGCTTCCGAAAGGTCGTCTTTGACAGTCTCAACTGTGGTTTTTAATTCTTCTTGATATTTTGCATCAAGTTCTTCTTTAATTTCTGCAACTTTACTTTGAACTGCAGCTTTAAAGATTGTCTTAGCTTTTTCTGAATTCTCTTCAGATAGGTCTAGTGCTTCTGAAATCGCTGATAGGTCGTCATCTATTTCAATTTCAACTAGTGAGGATTCAACATCTGCAGAAACTTCTTCTGCAACTGCATCTTCTTCTGATTCTTCTGAAACAACTTCAGTTTCTTCCTCTTTAGATAAAGACTCTAGGATTTCTCCAACTTTGTCTTCGTCCATAGTCTTCAAAGACTCAACAACTGCTCTCGCAACTTCTGCTTTAGTCAAACTATCGTCCTCTTCTGATTCAGATATTGTAGACAATACTGATTGGAGTTCGTCTTTTGTCATTTCCTTCATTACGTTGACTATAGCTTTAATTGATTCCATCTTTGAAGGTTTTGCATCTTCTTTGATTTTCTCTTGCTTTTCAGCCTTACCAGCACCTTTCTTCTGAGGGTCACCTTCATTAGAAGGAACTTTCTTCTCAGCGTCTTTTACTGCTTTAACTGCTTTGTCAACAGGATTGGTTTCAACTGGGACGACTTCCGCTTTGCCTGCTTCTATTGATTCAGCATCGGATGAACCTTGTTTGACTGGTTTCTTGTCACCTTTTTCAGACTTAGAATCAGGTTGTTGACCCTCTTCAATAGTCTCAACTACTTCTTCAGTAGTTTCTAGGTTATTTTCTAACTCTGCCATTTTTTTCTCCTGTTTTAATACTTTATGTATTACTTTATTTTATTTATATGTTATAGACTCTCAACGAACCTTTTCCATAGATTTAACTTCGTTTCTTCAAGTTGATTTCTCTTAGCATTACGCATTTCGTTCTGCATAGTCTCAACTTGAATTCTTGTTAAGATACCATTTTCCATTACCCACTCAACACCTTCCATAATTCCTTCGACAAATGCCTCAGGTGCAGAAGGGTCTGCGACTATATCACCTGCAGTTGCAAGTTGAAAATCGTCCTTAACATATTGTGCGTTACCCTTTTGTTCTAGTGAACCAAGTCCTCTAGAAGATACTCCGAGTTTTGCACCATCATTAATGAGAGCCTTAACAATCTCTCCGTTTGGAGTACTTAAAACTTTTGCTTTACCCACATAGTTTTTACCTTCCAGTTCAAGGGACTGGATTAAGTGAGATACTTTATCTAAATTAATAGTTGGGCCTTCAGGGTGTCCTAGTTCACCGAATGCACGGTCTTTCTCTACGAACTCCTTCTTATATCGGTTAACTTCCTTCTCCATAATTGCTTTTGGATAGACTCTACCGTTTCTGTTTTTAATGTCGGACTGCATGAATACACCTTCAATGAAGTATTCTTTCTTACCGTTTGCAGCTTCCGTAATAACGGGTGATATGGTTTCGTTAAATTCAGCTATTAATTTCATTTATTATTTCCTCTATTGAGACATCAAAATCTTCACCCATTTGTTTCATTATCTGTTTGATGTCTTTAAACTCTTTCTTTGCAGTCTTTAGGTCTCTATATGGGTCTCCCATACTTTGACCATCTACGAATGCGTGTACTTTACCTGACTTCTGACTAAAAACTATGTCGTGCATTTTACTACCGACTTTGACACTGTCTCTTTCGAGTTCTTTGTGTCCTGAAGGAAGTTTAAACTTCGCTTCATTTAGTTCTACCATTATCTCGGTAAATTGTTTCATTACTCTTCAGTATCCTCTGCAGGAACTTCCATCCAGTTAGTTTGACTTTCAACTCTCTTGAAATCAACTGCTTGTGCAGCCTTTTCTTTGATACCTTGATTGATTAAATCCTTTGCATTTGCAAGTTCTTTATCTGCTATTGTATCAACTATTTCTCTCGCTATCTTACTCATTAATTATCTCCAAACTCATTACTGTTGTAAAAACCGTCTTGGTCATCTTGACCAACACCGTCAGCCTTTTCTTGTGCTATTTGAGCATCAATTTCTTTAATATCTTCTTCAGTTTGACGTAAGATATACTTTCTTACATACTCATTACTGAAGTATTTACCAACATACTCAGATGCACTTCCTAATGCATCTAACCTTTCTCTCATAATCTCTTGTTCTTTTAGTTCAGTAAAGTGATTGTCTGCAGTGTAGTCGTATTGTATAAAATCTTTTATTTTATCAAACTCTTCTGCACGAACAATCTCTTTAAGAACTAATTGAGTTCTTAAAAGGTCAGTAAAACATCTAGCAAACTTCTTCTGAAGTCTGTTAGTAAACTTATTAAACTTCAATTCGTCTCTAGAAATCTCTGAAGAACGACCCATATTGAATCCGTTCTCAGCTTCCATTCTAGAACTTGGAACATTTAATGACTGATATAACTTCTTCTTGAAGTATTCTACATCGTCAATTTCTGCAAGGTTTTGTCCACCTGGCAAGGTTGTAATTTCCGTTCCTCTACCACCTTCTCTTCTTGGTAACCAAAAATCTTCCAACATACTCATATGTTTTCTATCATCTTTGATTTCACCAGTATCTGCGTTATATACAAGTTTATTTCTATACTTGTTCATAACATCTGCAAGATACTGTTCTGCTTTTGCCTTTGGAAGGTTACCTACGTCAATGTAGAATATCCTTCTTTCAGGTGCTCTAGACAATCTATAGATTACTAGTGCATCTTCCATCATTGATAACTGGTTCGCAGTTTTCAATGCTTTGTGCAGATAACCAACAACTGCATTTTTGTTATAATCTAACAATCCTGAAGTCGTATATGTAATCGCTTCAGGTGCAATTTTGACTGTTGTACCTTCATTAGTACCAGTCTTTTCGAAACCTTTATCGTTAAAAATGTAGAATTCTTCCGCTTTCTTAACAATGTCTACACCTAACTTCTTGTCTTTTTTGGTCTCTATGTTTCTAACCTTCTTAATTTTAAGAGGGTCAACATTCCTGATGTCAACCAAACCTGCTTTGGTTCGATTGCTATCAACGACCTTATGGAAGTAAATTCTTCCATCGATGTACCATTTTCGGAATATTTCGTGAGAGTTCTGATTGAACTTCATCATTGATAGGATTGCGTAAAACTCGTCTTGCATTTTTTTCTTAATGCTATCAGAGAGCTTTACGTCTCTGAGGTCGAGTGTTACTATCCTATCGGCACTATCCGATGTGATACACTCATTCACTATATCTTCAATAGCTGCGTCACATTCAGGTACTAAGGAAGTTTCACGGTATCTTCGAATGAGTTCAATCTCATTCTTGATACCACCTTCCATATCGACATAGGCACCATATGCCCCACCCGATATAAAACCTGCTTGTTGCGAGATGACTGGTGTTCCGTCATCATCGACCTGAGGCACAAAACTCTTTGCAGTTTTGACCTCGGTAGCTCTTAACTCGTCTTTCTTACGAGTGATTTCAAATCCAAATATATCCATACTATTATTTATAAGACCTAATCATAGTCTTATTCACTGTTCTTTCTAAAGAACTTAAATGACTCTTTCCCAATGCGAGTATGCGAATGTCGCTTCAAACTCTTCCAACTGATTTTCGGCTTCGTAAGTTAATGCGATTGAACCGATTGATTTAGGGAAGCAGTTGAAGAATTCGTATCTCGCAAGGACTGAGTCGTCTTTACCTAACTGTTCTACAAAACCTCTACTTAATAAGTAGTCTGTTGTTGCCATACCTGTTGAAACACCATGACCTTGTATCTCTTGTTGCCACTGTTCTAATGCAGTTCTGGCACTGAATTCATTATCATTGATAATTGTAACAGTCCAATCGTCATAGGTTCTTTCACCAGCAAGTTTCAATATCATACCTTTGTATTGTACGGGTGTTTCACCTATATTAGCAGCAGGAATTTGAGACCCTTTTGCAAGGAATTCGATTTTGTTTCCAGCACGAGGTAGAAAGATTCTAAATCTGTTTGCCCTTGGGCCACCACCTATTAATTGCGCTTTAAATTGGTCTATACTTGACATTTATCTTACTCCTGTTAAACTGCGTTATAAATCTCTTCGAACTGAACACCACTTCTAGCAGCAACAAAGTTCAAAGTTATATAGTTAATTGAACGTGAAGGTTTAACGAAGATTGAACATACAAACTCGTTTCTGTCCATGACTGAATCAGTGTTGTTTGTTTCATCACAAACCACTGAGAAGTCTGTTAGACCCCTTCTGTTTTTCACGTCTCTTAGGAAAGGTTCTATCGCAGCTCTGAATTGTGCTCTTGTGAATGCATCGTTGTATTCAAAGAGTTGTGCTTGAGCGGCAGTTGATATTGCTTTCTCTAGGACTATGAATAATCTTCTTACATTAATTCTATCAAATGCAGAAGGTGATGTTAGTGCAGTTTTGTCACCAAATAGTATTGTCCCTTGGCCAGGGAATGTAACTACTGGGTTGACTCTTGCACGATACAAGTCATCTCTTGAACCCTGTTTTGGATTGTAAGCAAGTTTAGTGATACCTAAGTATTGACCTCTAGTGAAACCTGCAGGGGAAACCCATGCATCTCTCTGTAAGTCACTTCTTGCCATGATACCTGCTGTGTGAGCATTTGCAGGAATCCAACAGTACTTGTCGTTAAATCTGTCGTATTGATAAACCCATGTTGAGTCAAACACTGCAAAACTTGAAGAAGATGCAGTAGCAAAATCTGCTAATACGTTAGTTGTTTGTGTTGATTCTGAAGATACGTTAACACATGATGCACGTCTTGGACTTGCGATAACCATACAATCCTTTCTTTTCTCTGCGAGTAAGATTGCTTGGTTTACTTGTGTTGTCCAATCTGCAAGAATGTCTTGGTCTGTTCCTGAACCGTTATCAGTTCTTGTTGAACCAACGATTAGGAAAGATATATCGATTGAACTTGCATCTTCGAAATGGTCTGACCATGCAGTTTGTTTTTGACCTGCAGTAGCAGTTCTTCCATTTGCACCACCACTTAGTGATGAAACTTCAGGACTTGAAGGTCTTCCAAATGCAGTTGAAGCTGAACCTGCGTGTGTTCTTGTCTCAGTTGCACTTGCGTGTGTTCCTGTTGAATGACCTGACCAATATACCCACTCTGATTTGTTTGCGAGTACATCTTTGTAGTAATTTGTTGCACCGAACCCATCTTTACCGTCTGAGGCACATGATAAGTGACCGTATGTTTCTAATACAGTGTGTGCTGTTCCTGAGATAACACCGTCTTCGTCTACAACTACAACGTGAATTTCGTCATCGGAACCACCAGCAGCTGTTGCTGTTCCTGATTTGCCTGGAGCTTTATTGAACAAACCATAATGTTCCCAATATCTATCGATATTAGCACCGTTTGCAACTGCATGAGTTAATCCTGTTCCTGCAGGTTGGTCTAATGCTTCGATAGTAATAGTTGTTCCACTAGGAGCAGTTAACACTCTATACTCAGTGTCATGTCCTGCGAACTTGATTATATCTCTGATTGTGAATACGTTTGACGCTGCTACTGTAATGGTTGTTTGACCCACTGCTTCAGCTGCACCTGCTGTAGTTACTGCATCATTAAAATATGCGTTTGAACTAGCACAAGTTTGAACTTGTAGTGAATTACCTTTAGACCCAGCATATTTTGCAATGAATTTTCCAACAGTTCCTGCCTGAGCACCACCTTTAAAGGTGTTAACGTAGTCATCGTTGTGTTTTAACAATGTGGATGCGTGTCCACTTGCGTTCGCATTGAATAAACCTGTAGAGTTAATTCTTACGACTCTTAATGATGAACCATACTTTAAGAAAGATTCTGCTGAGTAGAAGTCTTCTGCACCTGCATCTGAATTAACAGGTTCTCCGAAACAATCTACCAAACTTTTTGAATCTGAAACTGTCTTTACTTCATCAACAGGGCCCCATTGAAATGAACCAGCGAATGCACCAGTAGTTGTTGCAACTGCTGGGACAACATTTGTAAGGTCTATCTCGTTGACCTGTACGCCTGGTGATACTTGAAATGCCATACTTTTCTCCTGTTAATGTAAAAAGTTATTGTTTACTGTTTTATTTATAACAATACAGTATCTAACAACACTATATTACATTTCTCTTCTTTTATTTAGTTTCCTTCGACATACCACCTATCCCCTTCATCGTCTACAAAGGAAGTAGCTTCGGGTGTTTTGTTACTTGCACCAAAGATACCTGCAGGTAGTAGGTCATTTTCTATTAACTTTTGTTGTTCTGCGTATAAAAGGTCTTTTATCTGATGATTTGTTAAGTGGTGAAAATATTCCGTTGTAACAAACCAACTAAACAATACACAATTCATTACTAGGTCATCGTGATACCCTTTTGCCGCTTCAAACGACATACCTTTATTTATGAATGTCATCAGCTCAGTAATGGTGTTCCTATCACATAAAACCAGTCTATTTTCCTCTAACAACTCTTTTAGAGTAGAACACCCTATCCTTTTTATTTTCTTATTCATGGTTACACCAATATCTTCTGTTTTGGTTTGTCCCTGAACAAAAACATTATCATACTCTATGTCGAAGTGTAATTGTGTTGCAACCATAGCTCCTTCTGCATTATTCTCAATAATTACTAATGCATTGTTATATGCAGTCGCATATTTGTTTATAATATCAGGTAACAACATAGGACTTATCATACTATTCCTATATGTTGCGACCTGTTCAAATGGTTGAACTGAAGTGTCAAATATTGTAAACGTAGAATAGTCCATACCTCTTCCTTTTGCAACGTCCACCGTGCAAACGTAGGTATGACCCTCTTCAGGTTGTTTATACATGGAAAAGTCTTCCTTACCCCATTCTGCATCTAATGCTCTCATACCCAATAAACAGTTAGAACTGATAAGTGTATTACCTGTTCCTAAGAATGAGTTACCATACTCTTGTTCGAATTGTGTTTCTGAAGTGTTTGCAATGGTCTGTTTCTTCCACTCTTCGTCTCTGCCTGGCACATCGTCCCAATTAATTGTAAAAGAACGATACTCTGATTGTTCATGAACTGCAGATTCATATATCTTATAGAACATATTACCAACACCATTCGCAGTAGAAGTAATAATAACCTTAGATTGTTTACCTGAAGTGATAACGGGATATGTCGCAGTATAGAATTCTTCTGCATTTTCTACGAATGCAAACTCGTCCAAGTATAGTAAATTGATTGAAAGTCCACGAATCGAACTTGAAGACGTGGCAGCTGCAACCAGTTTACTATCATTCGCAAATTCTATGTTACCTTTGTTTAGAATCTTGACTCCAGGCTGTAAAAAGAATGGAACAGACTCCAACATCGTTACGATACGGGCGACCATTTCTCTTGCGATTGCACCTTTGTTTGCAAGTATAGCAACAGTAACTTCAGGGTGAAACAGTAAGTACCATATTAAATATGCACAAGAAGTGATTGATTTACCCGACTGTCTACTCGCAAGGACTACGTTAAATCTATTCTCATTGAAGTGTTTTATTAGTTTATCCTGATACCCACGAAGTTTAAATGGAATCATACCTTCGTCTAGTGAGATAATCTGCGTGTAGTTTTCAATAAAGTGTATAGGGTCTTCTGAACACTTGACGTATTCTTTCAACTGTTCTTCGGTATACTGAACTTCTACTCCAGCCTTTTTGATTAGGGTATTACCTAGATACCCGTCATTTTTCGCTTCTGTCATTAGTCTTTATTTTTCTTCAAAAACTTTTGTAGTTCTGAAGTTGAACCCACATATAAATTATTTGTTTGTGACCTCAAATTAGGGTTTTCGTTTTCTAAGTCTTTTACTTTCTTTTGTAGGTCTAAAAGTTTTTCTGCAGTATCACCTACTGTTTTTATTAGTTGTCCTGCAACTTCGTAGGCACGTGGGTGTTCTGTTTCTTTGCATAGGTCTAAGATACCGTCTATTGCATCTTGTCCTCTTTCTACGAGATTGTAGAGAGTCTCACGACCATATTTGTAGTCGTTATCCACCGACTCTGCACGAGCAGGTAATTTAACTACTTTGGTTTCTTTTTGAATATCGGTAGAAATATCTAGGATTTCATCCAATTTTGAATCAATATCTTTTGCCATAATTTAACTCGCATCTTCTGTCTGATTGTCTGAGAATGTTTTACTCGTTCCGTCATCATAGAAATTCACTGTTTCTGCAACTACGAATGTATCTTCAGGGTCTACTGAACCTACAAATTTAAGTGTGGTTGGTTTCGAAAGTGTAATTGCACTTGATAATACAACTGATAATTTATTATTTGCAATACTACTAACTGTAGGATTTGTTGCATTACCTGTATCGAATACCTCATCTCCAACACTTATAGAACTATTTATTGCACTCGCAAAATTTACTGTTGTACTTGAACTTTGTGCGTTTGCAACTTCACCGAATGCAGGTTCGTAGTGTTTAACTTCTTTCACTAGACCTGACTCTGTTATTTGTGTTGACGTAAATCCTTTAGTAACACTAGGATTAACATATGTTCTTTCGATAACATTCTTGATAATCTTACCATTGTATATTGGGCCGAAGAAGTATATTTTCATATCGAACGTAAGTGTATGTTCTATAACTCTTCTTTCTGTAAAGTCTCCTTCGTAGGTGTCTGTCATTTCTACACCTGTAAGTGTAATTGGTACGTCTCTAACTTCACTCATATCGTCAATCATTTTCATGGTGACTGTATATTCAGGTTGGAAATATGGAAGTATCTGTTCTACAATTTGAAGTCCGTCATTAGCTTGTTTCGCAAGAACACTTAGTGTAAAACTTATTGTGTAAGGCGCTGGTGCATACTGGAATCCCCGATTAGATTTGTCTGCGTTTAATCCACCTTTTTCTGTTCGGATTAGTTTGTTTTGTTGTCTATCTGCATCATATTGAAACCCTGTAATTTCGAATGCAAGTCTAGGTAAACTGATTGCACTCCTATTATTATCACTTAGATTTGGTTCTTCGTTTAATCTCGCTAACCATTTTGCTTTAGGCCCATATGATATAGGAACTATCTGTTGTGCAAGAACAGTTCCGTCTGCCTTTGTTTTTTTAATCGTGATATTATTAAACAGTGTACCAAAGATAGATACACTTCTTTTAATAGTTTCGTGATAAAAATGAGTTCCAAACATTATGTAACCTCACCGAATGGGTTTGTCTCTGAGAAGTCTAAGTAATTATCTGCTTTCTGTTCAAAGTCTAAGTTATCTGCAGCTCCATCGTTACTCATAGTCATTACGTCAACAATACTTGCGATTGTGTGCGATGCATTTCCGTCTGCACCAACAAGTACATCTCCGACCACAAGTGTCTTAGTGTTATCTCTAATTTTAAGTTGTCTAGTTGTTGGGTTCCAAGAAATAACTTCTCCAACCACTACACTATTCAATGTAACATTCTCGTTTGCAACATAATTTCCTGAACCACCTGCAGCCATTGTCATATCAATATGATATGCTTGTTCGTCTTCGATAAGGTCAATATCAGTAACATTAGTATCGAAATCTTCTCCTGAGTATTCAAACAATTCACACTGAAGTTTAAATACAAATAATTTACCAACCTGATAAAAAGGATTCTCATGTTCTACGAATTTGATTTCAAACATAGAACCTGAAAGTGGTAAGTGTATTAAATCACCTTCATTAGGTCTAAGTGAGGTTGCAAGGTTTCCGTCTAAGGATATAAATCTTTCCCAACTTCTTAGTGATATTACAAAAGTTGCAGTGTCACGAACTGAGACACCAAACTTAGACATTAAGTCACCTTCACCCTCATACCCTTCTACATTTTCAATATACATTTCAACTGAATACGCATCACCAAATTTAGACTGGACATCTTCATTTAGAATCGTGTCTTCTTCTATTATTTGTCTTGGTAAATAATAAGTCTCATGTCCATACATTCGTAGAGACTCAACAACTAAATCCTCGTATAGGTGTTGTTCGGTGTTAACTGCGTGGTTGAAAAATACGTTAGTAGGCATAACCTTACCCCATCATGTCCATAACAGGCATTTCGTAATTTAACCTTGATTCTTCCTCTAGTTTTGTGATTTCTTCTTGTGCTTCAGTCTTCATACGTTCAGAATCAAGTGTCACTCCGCCTGGTAATGCGATACCTTGGAATTTTGATAAATTTTCACCCCATTGATATTTAACTTTTGCAGTTGCATATTTTTTCAACCACATATCGTTATAGACATCTGTCATATCATTTGGGTCTATCTTTCTATAACATTCAATAATAATGTACTCATTTGCAGATAGTTTCTCTGCATTATAGTCAATATACAATCTATTAGCGTGCATATTATATCTTATGGGTACTTGACCGACCAACATCTGATTTAGAAGTGCGAGATGAGATTGCACTTGGTGGTAATATAAAACACTTGTAGAAGTTAAATCCCACAAGTCATTTAATCTTAGTTGATATTGAATATCAAACATATTTGATTGGGTTCCCGAATGGAATGGGAATATGTTAATAACTGAAAGAACGTGTTCAGGAAGTGTTATATAATTCTTACCTTCCTCGTAAGTTTGGTTTGCGATTGCCTGTGTTCCAGTTGTTGCAGCTGAGTGTGTTTCATTTGTCTTAAATGAATCTATCTCAGTTTGCGTAATTTTATGTTTTAAATAACATTTAATTGAACCATCGTAGTGAAACTCACGGAAATATTGCAGTGCTTCATCGACTCTATCGTCTAATTGGTCGTCATCTATATTGATTTCAACAACAGGATGACCTAATGCTCGTTTGATGTATTCTTTAAATGTTGCTTTTGAATTAGGTGCTGCCATAATAGTTTCCAGTAGTAATAATCTTAACTACTACTATTTATACCATTTGGGAACCTATTCTTGGAAGTAAGTCTTAGATTGGAGTCTATCTATTTTTTCGTCTATTCTTTCAATAGTATCGATTAATCTTTGGAAATCTTTCTCAATTTGTTCTCTAGTGACGTAATCTTTAGCAACTTCTTCTCTAGTTCTGTTAATTAAAATAGATAGTCTTTGTTGTTCCGCTAGTAAGTTTCTGACTAGAAACCCTAAAGGGCCTAAAACTAAAGTTAGAATTACATTCCAAATGATATGAGCGTCTACTACAATTTCCATAATACTATTTAGAGAATTAGACTATCTGATTGGGTTTCCTTTCATATCTAAATCAAATAAAAATTCATTTTCATTATAGTCTTCTATTTGACCGTTTCTTGCATGACCTGATTCGAGTGATTCGTAATTTATAATAGTGTTGAATGATATACTATATCTTTCTTTATTTGTAGGATTTGGTTCAACCATATGCATTAGACCACTTGGAAACAATATACACTCACCCGTTACAGGTAAAAAAGGATATGAAGTTGGGGTTCTAGGACTGTTAGGAAAATCAGCTGCAACCTTTTGGTGTGTATCAAGAAATGAAATACGTCCTTCATCACCTTCTGCGTGTATATAAAAAACACCACTATACCAACACCCATTGTGTAAGTGTGGTGCATTCCAAGCACCATTGTCGTTAATGTTTGCCCATGAATTTGTTATTTCCATTTTACAAAGACTAGGGTCTAATCCATGATAAGGTAATGCTTCGTCATTAAAAAATGTTATGATTCTATTCATACATTTTTGAAAAGTAGGATTAGACTCACACCCGTCATTTGACTGCCAACCTGTATATTGATTTGAAAGTTGTCTACCCACTGGGTCTCTTCTTCGCATCGCATCCATTTCATCTCTTAACATTAAACAATAATCTTTATCAAATCCTCTATCGTCTGAAAGATTTTCTTGTGTAAAGTTTCTATGAAAAATAGGGGTTGGGAATAATAATCTAACTGCCATCTTGTCCGTCCCAATTTAAGTCTGTTCTTTTTAATTGTTCTTCTTTAAAGTTTTTTTCCATTTCTTGTTGAAACTCAGGTTTTAATTTACCTGTTTTAGGGTCGAATGGACACCCTTCTAAATCCTCTTTGAAATCTTTATGTTTAGGTTGCCACCTTCTTCCTCTCTTATATGGCCCTGCCTTATGCAATTCATCTGCAAGTCCTGTTCTAGATAATTCTGCCATAGTCTTATGACCGTCTTCTCTTTCTGTAGTGTATTCGGATAGATTAGTAATATATGATTTATGGTCTTTTACTGTATACGTTGCAACCCACTCTTCTCTTTGATAAGGAATTACCTGACATATAGGTGTTCCTTTCTTAATAACAAACGAATGATTCACTTTAGGATAAAAGATAATTTGAGAGTTATCTTTGTTTACATTGAATTTATCTGTATCAATAATACCTTGCCATGTTGCAAAGTAATCATTTTGAAATAAGAATGGGTCTAGATAAAAACACGAATAGCCTGGTGGTGTAGTTATGTTCCAAGGATTAGACATTTTAAATGCATCTTTTACTGGTGCATCACTTGTAGACATATACGAGAATGCATCATGCATTTGTATAGTTGGGTGTGTTGCAGATGCATAAGTTTCCATTTCGTCCAATACAGTATCTTCGGTATGGAAAAATCTTGTATTTGAATCTTCAGGTGTTACACCATTTCTTACATATATGTCTCTATTTGCGAGGATTAGATAACCTGAAGATAACCAATCTTGCATTGCAGGACAAGACCTAATAGTTTTTGCAACTATACCATTTACCACTTCAGCAACTTTTGCCTTTTTCCACCAACTAGGAGCAACAGATTTTGCGAGAACTGGTCTAAAGTTTCTTACTGTTTCTTTATCGTATGTATGAAAATCTATCGTTGGCATGATAATTCTCTCCTTCTTCTTCTAGTCTTACTTCGTCTCCACGAATTACAAGTGACCTTCTGTCCATATATCTTGCAGACTCTTCGGGTGCATCTGCACCATGTGGTATTCTTCCGTCAAACATAATAAGTCTATTTGGTTTAAAATCAACCTCACCTATTTGGTGATTTTTAATATGTTCGTCTCTTCCGTCTAATCCTTGTTGTGGTGAATCATAGAATCTCAATCTTCCACCCCACGCAGGATTCCAAAATCTATTTGGATAGTATAAAAACGAAAGATTCCAAGCATCGTCTTTATCGCAATCTGAATGGGTTGTTCCTTGTAATCCTACAGTTTGCGAGTTTAAACCTGCATACTGAAACCTAACCCACTTAAACCCGAATTCAGTTTGTAGTCTTCTATCTAGGTATCTTGTAAACCAAGTTTCTTCAACTTTAGTATCCCTATCAATCGCATAATTATGTCTAAAAAAGGTTGCACCCCAAAAACTATGATGTGGTAAACCCGTGGACGAACCACTCTCAACTTGATTTGTTTTACTCCAAATATTATTTCGAGAAATCCACGAATCATAGTGGTGGTGTAAGGGTTGGGCTAACCAATTATCTAATACATAAACCTTTGTTAGTGGTAAGTCTTGTATTTTGAATGGTTCATCTAAGTGAACTATCTCCATACTTTACCTTTGTTGATGGTCGGGAAGTTTTGTTGGTATTGGAATATGTTGTTCATACTCCTCATATTCTTTCAATATGTCTTCACGAGTTTGTTTGATTTCAGCACATATTTGGTCTAGTATGTTAAAAAGTGCATCACCATATTCCATGACTCTTCTTGCATTAGAACGACATGGGTGATTTGACCCTTCTCTTCCTGCAAAAGTAACTTCAGTTAAATCTGTAAATCCATGTATATCAATACATTCTTTCAAAAAATCATTTACTCTATTGTTCAATTTGGACATTAATTGATTGTTTAGATTTACTCCTAGAGGTGGTTCTGAATTTGCAATGTATTGTTCAATCATATCTTTCTCATCAGGAGAAAGGTCTGATTTTTCTTGCATATCAAAATTAACTTCGGGATTCCATTTTACGACTTTAACTTCTATATCGTCATATACTAGAACATCGTACTCAAATCCCAACTCAGGTCTATCTACATTTTGAAACTCATATTCAAGTCCGTTAGGTTTTCTAACGAAAAGGTTACCGTCTTCGGTAAATATTAAAGCATTTCTTACGTTCATAATAATTTTCCTATAATCTATCTATTATACCACATTATTTTGTGTTGTCATAGAGGTTTTTGTACTTGTGGTACACTTCAAGATTATTTATTGACGAATAATCCATATCATTTATCCATGGGCCTCCCCTAGTGTAATGGATTCCAGTGTAATCCCATTTTTCATCAGGATTGTCATAACCTTCCACAAATATGTATTTTTGAGGTATTTCGGATATTGCGTTAGTCCACTCAAACTGGTGTAATTGTTTTCCAGTCCAAGTGTTTACTACTTCAGGTGTTAACTTCTTACAGTCCTCATGACTGTTATTGAAGAACATCATTGAAGACCACAACTTACATGGATAGTCTATATTAACTTCTCCATTAAATTTAGATTCATCATGTTGATATTGTGGGTATTTGATACACGCAACTGCATCATTAGGATTGAGATAATAAAACATAGGTAATAGAGATTTCTTAAATATGAAATCGTTATCTATGAATAAACTAAATCCTTCGTAATTTTCTAGATATGGAATTAAGAATCTACTGTATGTAAATTCAGTACTTTGATTTGCGTACTCCCTATTATAATCGGGAAGTTTAGAAATGTCAAGCAATTTGATAACTGGGTCATACTTCATGTATTGTTCTCCTTCCCCAGTTGAATGTGCAAGTCGAATTGTATCTCTAATTGATTTCTCACACACTTTCTCTAAATCATTCATTGTACTATCATATCCAATGTATATGGAAAGTGGTTTACCTGCAGAAAGTTCGGTAATTCTTTTGTTAAATTCAAATACCTTTTCTCTAAATCCTAATTCTGCTAAATCTGTTTGCCATTCTATTGCACCTCTCGTGAATAGAAATGATATATTAAGGTGTCTTTCCTTTTTATCTAATTTACCTTTCCAGTAATCTAATGCATTTTGGAATGTTGCACTTGGTAGAAAATCTAAATCACCAGTCCTATCCCATATCATTAGTTCCATATCTTCATTTTCCATTTCTTCGAATATACAGGAACGAACAGAGCCTGGGTGAATTGTTAATTGACACTTACCACCTGCAGTTCTAGTGTATCCTTGGATTGGTGCCCAAAGTCCTTCTTCCATAATACTTTGTGTTAACCAGTGTCCTTTTGCACCATGATAATAACACGACCCCACCATCTCATCGTAATGTGGAATCATAGAATCGGTAATTGATTTTTCTGTACCGTCTAGTGTCTTAAAACCAAATCCTGCGTGGTTTCCTTGCATTTTAAGAGACGAATACCCCTTATGTAGATATGTGTGATATGGTATTGCTTTATTTTGCATTCCATTAAAACCCATGAACTTTTTATCTTTTCTCTGTTGAAGTATATCACCCCATTTAAAAATTTTAAGTGGTGGAAGTATCTCTTCGAACATCCAGTTCATTATGTCAAAGGTTTCTTGGTCTAGACTTTCTTGACCAATATTGAGTGCCCCAAGATGAAATGTCTCGGTTGTTTCTTTAGTAATAGTGGACTTTGCTTGCTCTAGCGTAGTAATTTTTTTCATAATATATCCTTTTCAATATTTAGTTACAAAAATTAACTTGTAACTGGTGTCGCAGGCCATTGTTGAGATAGTGTATTATCCCACCTAATGACTGGTGTCCTACCTTGTCTTGCATATGTTCCAGGCTGTCTGTTTTGATATGTAAATGGAGTTTGTCCTTGTCGGGCATATGTTCCAGGCTGCCTGTTTTGATATGTAGTAGGTGTTTGACCTTGTCTTTCATAAGTTCCTGGCTGTCTATGTTGATATGTGAAAGGAGTTTGTCCTTGTCTTGCATATGTAGAAGGTTGTCTGTTCTGATATGTGAACGGTGTTCTACCAGTTCTTTGATATGTTCCAGGCTGTCTTGCCTGATATGTAAACGGTGTCTGTCCAGTTCTTTGATATGTTCCAGGCTGTCTTGCGTTTGCAATATAAGGTTGTTGTCCATTTACAGGGTTTCTATATGTAAACGGAGACCTGTTTTGATAAGTAAATGGTTGTCTTGCATTCGCAATGTATGGAACCCTATATGTAAATGGGTGTCTGTATGTAAACGGTTGTCTCGCATTCGCAATATAAGGTACTCGATAGGTAAATGGAACCCTATATGTGAAAGGTTGTCTCGCATTCGCAATATACGGTTGTTGAGCAGATGCAGGATACCTAGCATTCGCAGGATACCTAGCATTATATGTGAACGGACTTTGACTGTTCGCAATAGATGGTTGTTGTGCGTTACCCTGTGGCATTAGTGTTTCCCGTAATAACCGTTATGTACCAACACACCGTCTGCAAAATATGTTTTAGTGTGTTCAACGGACGTTAAATGATATACTGTCGCAGTTCCATTTTCTGTTATGGATTTAACTGTTACACCTTCTTCTCCTAGTGCAAAGACTTCATCTCCCACTTGGAGTTCTTCTACTAAATCGATTCCCCAATCAGCACCTGACGCTAATTCGTTATCGCACTCTTCCTGATTCGCATATTTCCACCCTGAACTAGTATGTATCGGGTGACCACCAGTTACACCTAGTGTTTTTCCGTTTGTAAATTCTATATTCCAAACTTTAATATTTTCTCTTGGAACCATAACCTGAGTTACATTTTGAGGCATAAGTTTCATATGATTAAAGTCAAATGTCATTACTGAATCACCAACTTTAACGTCCTCAATATTAATGTGTTTATTATCACCCATCCAAATTTGTGTTCCAGCTATGAAACAACCACCACCCCCGAATGGGAATGAACTATATGGATATGTGAAAGGTGACCTTGCATTATATGTACCAGGCTGCCTTGCGTTTGCAATGTAAGGTACTCGATAGGTAAACGGAACCCTATAGGTGAAAGGTGACCTTGCATTATATGTAAACGGGTTCTGACCGTTTGCAGGATACCTAGCATTCGCAGGATACCTTGCGTTATATGTAAATGGGTTTTGTCCGTTACTAGGTTGTCTTGCATTTGCAGGATACCTTGCGTTATATGTAAACGGGTTTTGACCATTTGCAATATATGGTTGTTGTGCAGAAACAGGGTTTCTATATGTAAATGGTGACCTGTTCTGATATGTAAATGGACTCTGACTGTTTGCTATGTACGGATATGGTTGTTGAGCATTTGCAGGATATGGAGTCTGACTATTTGCAATATATGGGTATGGTTGTTGTGCATTCGCAATATATGGAGTCTGACTATTCGCCTGATATGGATACGGTTGTTGTGCGTTAGCAATAACAGGAGTCTGACTATTTGCCTGATACGGATAAGGATTTTGTGCATTCGCAATATAAGGTGTTTGCGAGTTTGCAATATACGGATAAGGTTGTTGTGCGTTAGCAATATAAGGTGTTTGAGAGTTTGCTATGTACGGATATGGTTGTTGTACATTTGATTGACCCGATGCATTATTCCACCCTGAAGGTGTTTTAATGTAAATTTGGTCTACTGCTTTCCATGTTGTGCCACCCGTTTTCACCCAAGCACCTTGGGTTGCATTCCACCCTGAAGGGGTTTTGACGTGTTGTTTTCCTGATGCCATTTACCTTATATCCTATAGTATACTCTTATTTATTAAGAGTATAAAATCCACAAATCACCAACTGCACCGTCACCACCGCCTGGAGCTGAGGTTGATTGGTATATATTTCTTGCGACTCCACCTGAATTACTTGCGTAGTTTGTAGTTATCTCATTAAACTCTACATCTGACGTTGTTGCAACTGCTTGTCCAATAGAAACTGCAGTTCCTGATACAGAAACACCTGTTCCTGCAGTCAAGGTTGTTATGTTTGCACTTCCGTCAAAAGATACACCATTGATTGTTCTTGCATTTTGTAATGTAGTTGCTGTACTTGCATTACCAGTTACAGCACCAGTGACATTACCTTCTAAGTTTGCAACAAGAGTACCAGTTGTAATTGTTAGGTTACCTGTACTTGCACCTGTAAATGACCCTGTACCCATTGTAAACTTGTCTGCACTTTCGTCAAAACCAATAAATGCATTATCAGATGAACCCCTTTCGATTACAAAACCTGAATCGTTTGCAGGTGTTCCTGATGTACCGTTTCCTAACTCAATCAATGTATCTGCGATTACAGTGTTAGTTGAAGATGCAGTTGTTGTAGTACCATTAACTGTTAAGTTTCCACTAAGTGTTAAATCTGTTGCAGCTATATCTCCGAAAGTAACGTCTGAAGAAGTTGAAACTGCCTGTCCAATAGATATTGTTGCAGTCGAACCTTCTCCTGCAGTATGTGAAACTGTAACACCAGTTCCTGCAGATACGTCTGACATATAGTTACCAGTTGTATCTGTTCCTAATGCAACTGAGTTAGCTTGAATTGTTGCAGTACCTGTAACATTACCTGAACCGTCAAAAGCTGCAGATGTCCAAACAACATCACCAGTCATTCCGATAGTTCTTCCTGTTTCTAATGCAGTTGCTGTAGCGGCGTTTCCTGTAGTATCTCCAACTACTAGGTCTATAGTTCCATCATCATCTTGATAAGTTGCTGTTACGTTTGTTTCAGTGTTCGAACTGAACATTGCACCTACTGTATCTTGAACTACTTCTGTAAGGTCAATATTTGCACTTCCGTCAAAAGATACACCGTGAATTGTTCTCGCAGTTGCAAGTGCTGTAGCAGTAGCTGCGTTACCTGTACATGATGCAGAACTTCCTGTAGTATTTTGGTTACCTGTAGTGTTTACACCTGGCAGGTTTATACTTGCAGAACCGTCAAATGACACACCACCAATAGTTCTTGCAGTCTCTAATGCAGTAGCAGTAGCTGCGTTTCCTGTTGTATCTTGGTTAAGTGTACCGACTGTAAAGTCTAGTGTTCCATCTCCGTCCTCATATGCAACTGTAATCCCTGACTCAGTATTTGACGATACCATTGCACCGACAATGTCTTGGATTCTTTCTGCATTAACTGTTACGTCACCACTTGATACTGTAAAGTCTGTACCGTCAAATGTTGCGATACCAGCGTTTGTTTCTGTTGCAAGTTCTCCTGCGATTGTTAATGTAGTACCAGTTGCAGATGTATCAATACCTGCACCACCAGCAATAGTAAATGTTTCAGTATCTAAATCAACATCTATAGTTCCACTATCTGAACTTATATCTAAATCTTGTGAGTTAAGTGATGTTGTGACTGCATCTACATATGCTTTAACTGATTGTTGTGAAGGAACATGAGTTGCACTATCTGACGCCATGTTATCTTCGTCTTTAATTGCGTTTGATATTCTTGCATCTGCTCTTGCGTTAGTAAAATATAAATTACTAGAACCTTCTGTAATTTCGTCTGTATTGTCTTTTGTTAAAATTTGTGAATCAACGTATGCTTTAACTGATTGTTGTGAAGGTATTGCAGTCGCACTGTTTGACGCCATGTTATCTTCATCAGTAATTGGTACGTCAATTACGATAGTGTCTGCACCGTCATTATATGTTGCAGTTGCACCACCTGTTGCACTTATAATACCACCAATCTTATCTGCGATTGCTTCGTTAACTGCAGTTCCTACTCCAGCAGCAACTAAGTCACCTGAAGAGTTGATTACCTCTACACCACCAACGGATAAACCGTTCTTGATATTAAAATTCTTTTCTCCTGCCATTAGATTGTGCCTCCGTCAATAGCAACGTTTGCAAGTGTTTTTGCAGCTGAAGCATTTGCTAAATGGGTATCCACTTTTGCAGTGGTAAAATACTGATTTGATGAACCTTCTGTTATATCATCTGTATCGATTGACGACAGGGCTGCGGCTGCAATTTTACCTGAAGAGTCAATAACATCAGCAGTTCCTACTTTAAGTCCGTATTCTATAACGAATTTATTTGTTGTTGCCATGAAATTTTCCTATTATATGTGGGTTTATTATAAACTATACGATTATTTAGTTGTTTAGGGGTTTCTGAATGACCCTTATAAACAATAAATGTAAAAAAGTTTATACGTCTATTTCTATTTTCTTAAATTTGAAAACAGTTGAGTTAGTACTTGCAGGTGTTACCCTGAGTCTAAGGTTTCCACTGTTTATGTCAACAGTATATGTTGCAAGTGGAGAAGAACCTGTATGGAATTCTCCGTATTGAACATGGTATCCTGTCGTTCCATCATGTAAAGTGTGTATTTCAATAACGTGATACTCTCCTGAAGTGGAATCACTTGCTTGTATTTGATATTTTGTACTTCTATAACTTGCGATTGCCCAAGAGTCGAGTGTTGCTTGTGATGTTGAGGTTGTTGTTAGTGTTCCTGATGAAAGTCCACCTGCATCACCAAAAGATAGTGTACCACTACCGTTTGTTTTTAAAACTTGACCATTTGAACCGTCACTGGAAGGATATGTTAAATTTGCAGCTGTTAATGTAGTTGCAGTAACATCACCTGCCTGAAAATCTGCTAGTGCGTAATTAGTTCCACTGGTATTTACCGTTGTAGATGGTTCCTCTTCCAATCCGTCAAACAATTTCCATGTTGAATCTGATGCATCTCTGAAAAGTCCTGTATATTCTGATGCATTACCGTCTGACAAACCATCGTTATAGTTTCCATAGAAACCAATATCAATTAAGTCTGCATCTGTATTCCCACTTGCAAGTTCCATCATTGAATCGACAACTGAACTTGTAGTCGAATCAATAATTGTTTGGGTTCCTTGAACTGTTAAATTACCACCAACGGTCAAATTACCATCGATTTCCGAGTGGGTTAAAGATTTAACACCTAAGTCTGCAAAAAATTTGGATTGAGTAGCCATACTACTATTTATACTTTTGAGGGTTGTACTAGAAAAAAGGGTCTCCTGAGAGACCCTTTAGATTTATGATTTATTGAAGATTACGCATCTACCAATGTTCTATCAAATTTGATAACTGTTGAGTTTGCACTCGCAGGTGTTACCAATAAACGAACGTTATCACCACTAATGTCTGCATCTACTGTTGCAAGTGTAGTATCCTTTAGTGTACCGTATGCAGTAAGTGTAACAACCGAACCATCGTGTACTAACATTACTTCCGTAGAATGGAAGTTAGTACCTTCACTCATTGCAAGAACATATCTTGCAGCTCTGAAATCTGCTTTCGCAAATGAATCAAGAGTAAATTGTGATGTTGATGTTTTAGTTGCATCACCGACTTTCTTCGATTTAGAGTTAATATGTTTAGTAGTTACAATGACATCGTTTGCAGTGTCAAATGTAATACCTCGAATTAACTCAGCAACTTTAAAAGCGTTTGTTTTAGCCATTTGTTAATTCTCCTTATGTCATCCTTATCTGAAAAGTCTCAAACGTAGTATTTGTATTCGCAGGTGTTACCAACAATCTCATGTTTCCACTATTTACATCTGAAGATAGTGAGAACATTGAAGAGTTTGTAAAGGTATCACCGTATTGAGTAAAATACGCATTTGAACCATCGTTTATTAATAATACTTCAGCAGAATGAGTACCAGCACTAGCGTGTTTTGCTAATATGACATATTTAATTGACTTATTAGCGACTGCGTTAGAACTTAATACTTGGTCTGAGTTTGTCGTTGTTAATGCAGAAGTAGTGTAATACCCCTGAACTAAGTTTGACACTGAAGTTTGCGCTACAATCTGTAAAACGTCTCCTGATACAGCATTTGCTTGTAGTGTAATTGTAGTATTGTTAGTTGTGGCATAGTCGTCACTTACTACTAGTTTAACACCATTCAAATAGACTTGTTCCATTCCTACAGTATATGCTAATGAAGCTGAATTATCATCATTACCTGTAAATACTGTTTGGTTACCTGTTACGGAGTAAGTAAATGTTGTTACACCTGATGAAGCTGCATCAGTGAAACTTAAAGTACCTGAACCGTTTGTTGAAAGTAACTGTCCGTTAGAACCGTCTGCTGTTGGAAATGTTATTGCATCATTGATAGTTAGAGTTTTTGGGTTAGACCCAACCTCTACAATGGCAGCTGAACCGTCATTTTTTTCAGTGTAAAACCTACCGTGATAGGTATTTACTGCCAACTCACCAAGTGCTAAATCACTTGTAGTAGGCACTGAGTTCTGAGTAGAACTTCTTTTGAATTGAATAACTGTTGCCATTATTGACTCCTATTAATAATACTTAGAATGTACCGCCGTCTATTGCTGTTATTGAAACTGCACCACTTGATACTGTGAAGTTTGCACTTGCAAATGAGGCAACACCTTTATTACTTGTTGTTGCATCTTCACCAGCGATTGTGATTGCACCTGCACCGTTAGTGATGTCTATACCCTCACCAGCAGTAAGAGTAGCTGCATCAAAAACTCCACCTGATGTATCACCAATTAGAACTTGACCGTCTGTAGGAGCTGAACCAGCGTAGTTCGAAATTGAACCTGACATTGCAACTGATGATACTTCTAATGCACCAAATACAGCAGGCATTGCTGTTCCTGAGAACACTGAAGAAGAATCTGTAGCAGCTTTTAATGCAACGAATTTACCAGTTGAATCGTCCATACCAAAGAAACCAAGTTTAGCACCACTATCGTTGTACTTAAATTTGATACCTCTGTCTAGGTTATCGTCTGAACTATCGTCACCAATTTCGAAAACTGGGT